GGACAAGATCACTGACTATGTCGGCGACCTGATGGGCATACCTGCGGATCTCCGCACGACGCCCGAGGAGCGCGCGATGATGGCGCAGGAGATGGCGGCAGCCGCCGCACAACAGCAGCAGGCAGGGGCAATTGAACAACAACCAGCAGAGCCAGTCTGAGAAGATCCGCTCGATCAACACGCCCGGCTGGGACGGCTTGGACGCCACGCCGCAGCTCGTCGAGATCGACACCCAAACGGAAACGGATCGCGCCTATTGGCGACTGTTCAATAGTGAGGACGGCCAGAAAGTTCTCGCGCATCTCGTCTCGATCACAATTGACCAACCCGCCTGGATGCCTGGCGCGGACCCCAGTTATGGCTACGCGCGTGAAGGCCAGAACAGTATCGTGCGGGAAATCCAGGCACGCATGAGGAGGAGCCAGAATGCAAGATAATTTGAAGAAAGGATTGATGGATGCTGTCGAGGTGGAAGCTCCCAAGGAAGAAATTACGAGCGAAGAGGCAGATGAATCGATCCCGCACGTCGCGGGTGCGGAGGAAAGCAGCGAGGAAGCGGCGCTAGAGCGCCCGGATTACATCCCGGAGAAGTTCTGGTCTGATACGGATGGGCCGGATATCGAGAACCTGGCCAAGTCCTACAAGGAGCTGGAGAGCAAGTTCCGCGCCGGTAAGCACAAGGCTCCTGACGAATACGACCTCACCGATCTGAAGCTGAAGTCGGACGATCCTGTCGTCGCCAGCTATACGGAATGGGCAAAGGAAAACGGCGTGAGCCAGGAAGCCTTTGAAACCCTGGCCAACAAGATCATCGAGATCTCGGGCGGTGTCGCCGAGCAGCAGGAATTTGACCAGAAGGCGGAGCTGGAAAAGCTCGGCCCGAACGCCACCGATATCATCAAGTCCAACAAGAACTGGCAACAGGGACTAAAGGCCAAGGGGATATTCTCCGATGCCGACATGGACGAGCTGCACGCCTGGGGCTTTACCGCTGACGGCCAGAAGCTGATCCAGAAGATGCGCAACCTGATGGGCGAGAAGATCACGGTGCCGCTCAGTGCGCCCGAGGCAATGGGCGACACGACGCTCGAAGACCTCTATGGGCTGGTTCGTGATCCGCGCTACAAGGAAGAGCCCGCCTTCAGGAAGGATGTCGAGAAGAAGTTCGAGCAGTTCCACGCGGTCAGATAATGTTGGACAGAGGCAAAAGGGTGCGATAGGGGGCATGTAACCGATAACGCTGCCTGCGCCGGTTTGGGTCCGCGAAAGCGGACGAGCGGACGTAACTCCGTCAAAGCCGGGGCCGAGGTCACCTCGAACAACCCTGGGGCAACCCAGAGATTTAAGAGGACAAAATGGCAGTCAATCTCTCTGACAGTTATGTAAGTCTCTTTGACGCCGAGGTGCACCAGGTCTATCAAGCCACGGCGCAATTGAGAGGAACGGTTCGCACCCGCTCGGGTGTCAACCAAAGCACTTATCAATTCCCGAAACTCGGCAAGGGCGTCGCATCCGTGAGGACGCCGCAAAGTGATGTCGTTCCGATGGCGGCGGATTGGACAAACGTGTCCGTCACCATGACCGACTACATCGCCGCCGAATACTCGGACATCTTCCAACAGAGCCACGTCAACTTCCAGGAGCGCCAGGAGCTGGCGCAAATGGTCGGTGGCGCGATTGCACGCCGCGAAGATCAGATCGTTATCGATGCGATGGTCGCGGCAACGCCTGGCACCAGTGTCGCCAATTCGGTCGGTGGAAGTGCCACCGATATGAACTTGGCGAAAATGAGAACCGCTGCGGCGAGTCTCTCTGCACTCAACGTCCCGCAGGGTGATCGTTACATGGCCATGCACGCCAACTCGCTTGAAGCTCTCTTGAGCGAGACCAGCGTGACGAGTTCCGATTTCATCGGCTCGGCTCAGACGCCGCTCGTTGATGGGGCGCTCGGATACTACATGGGCTTCAACATCATCGTGATGGGAACGCGGGATGAAGGCGGGCTTGCTATCGACGGCTCCTCGGATCGCACGGCCTTTGCCTGGCACAAGTCGGCAGTCGGCCTGGCAATCGCGTTGGCTCAAAAGACGGCCATCGACTACATCCCGGAGAAAACGTCCTGGCTCGTCGCCGGTCATCTCTCGGCAGGTGCCGGTATCATCGACACTAACGGCCTGGTCGAAATCACTTGTCGTGAAGCATAGGAGGATTTGAAATGGCTTTTTCAAGAGATGGATGGGGTCCGCTGGGCGGCCAGGGACGGCGCGGTACAACGCCTGCTCTTTATGTCTATACCAGCACCGATGCTCACACGGCCTGTGACGCGAGCGGTTACTTTTCGGACTTGTCTGATGAGGTCAGTGTCGGTGACATGATCCTGATCAGAGGTGCCACAGGCGGCACCGCAACCCTCACCATGCACATCGTGGTCTCCAACGCCAGCGGCGTTGTCGATGTCGGCGATGGCACGGTCGTGGGCGTGGTAACAGACTCCGACTGATGAGTGTGGGGGCTTCGGCCCCCACCCTCACCTTTCCATGCGTAGCGAGGTTTAAATGGCGGCTGGCGACACCGATGTATCCATCAGCAATCGTGCGCTTCTCCTCCTCGGCCACGACAGCATCACCTCCTTCACCGATGGATCAGCGGCGGCGTCAGCCGTCAGCCAGCTCTATCCCGAAACGCGCGACGTATGTCTCGGGCTCTATCCGTGGTCGTTCACGATCAACAAGATCCAGCTCGCGAAAGACACCGCCACGCCGGTCAGCGAGTGGGACTATCAATTCTCCTTGCCAGCCGACATGCTGACGGGCGTTCCCCGCGCGGTGCATGCCAGCGCCACCACCCGCGCGCTGTTCAAGGATTGGGAAATCAACCGGGCGGCTGACGGGCTGGCGAAGCTGTTCACCAACGCAACGACGATCTACATCGATTATCAGGCGCAGACCGGCGAGGATCGATTCCCACAATATTTCGTGCAGCTCCTCACCTACCAGGTCGCGGCCATTCTCGCCGAGGTCATAACCGACCAGATCACCAAGGCGCAGCACTGGCACCAGGTCGCGCTCGGCCCGCCCGCCGAAAATGGCCGTGGAGGGTTTTTCCGCCAAGCTGCCAACATGGACAGCGCCGGTCGCCCTTCCGAAGTCATTGCCGAGTACATGCTCACAGATGTGAGGTGAGCGGATGTCCCGCCTGGCGCAGATTCAAAGCTCGTTCACGGTCGGAGAAATGGACCCGCTTCTTCGGGCGCGGGTTGATCTTCAGCAGTATTATCAAGGTTTGGACCGCGCGAAGAACGTCGTGATCCAACCGCAGGGCGGATTTACCAGGCGGCCTGGCCTGCGTTACCTGCTGGAGATCCCCTCCGCCGCCGCGCCGCAATCGGGCTGCCGCCTGGTGCCGTTCGAGGTATCGACCACACAGTCCTTCATGTTCGTCTTCGCCCATCAGCGCGCCTACATCTTCGCCGATCAGGTGCTGATGACCGACATCAACGGCAGCGGCGATGACTATCTCGCGACCACCATTGCCTCGGCCAACATCCCGACGATGTACTGGACGCAGAGCATGGACACGCTGATCGTCGTTGACGAGGATTTAGCGCCGGTCAAGATTGTCAGAGGTGCCAACAATACAACATGGACGATCTCGTCAATCACGTTTGATGATACGCCGCGTCACGCTTTTGATGTTGTGACATACACGCCAATCGGCTCGATCACGGCGTCCTCGACCACCGCCGACAACATCACCTTGACCCACGACCAGGGCGGAAACGTCACCGGGACGGCGCAGGCGGGTGCGAACGGCACGATCACTCTCAATTCCGGCGCATCAGCCACCGACGATCTTTTCAATGGGCGATATGTGACCATCACCGCGAACACCGGTGTCGGCCAGTCGCGCTTGATCTCTGACTATGTCGGATCAACCAAGGTGGCCAGCATCACGCCAAATTGGGACACCAATCCAGACAGCACCAGCACCTTCAAGATCAT